CCCACGAAAACTAAACAAAATGAACGTCTGCAGGGGTTTCCGGATGAACTTTATGAGCGGGCGGCATCTGTCAGTTCGGAAACCCAGCTTTACAGGCAGGCCGGAAATGCAGTCACGGTAACGGCTGCGTTTGCGGTGGCCATGATGCTGCCGGAATCAAGAGAACAAAGCTGTAAAGAAGAGTAAACGGTAAGAATGATATATGCAGGGGAATGGAGGGAGGTGTGATGGATGGCCCAGAGAGGAAGAAAACCAAAGCCGACGGTATCCAAGGTGCTGGAAGGAAATCCGGGGAAACGGAACCTGAATGCCCATGAGCCGAAGCCGGATAGGAAAGCCCCCAGATGCCCGGCATGGCTGGAGGATGAGGCGAAGAAGGAATGGAAGCGGACGGCAAAACAGCTGGAGCAGCTTGGAATCCTGACGGAGATTGATATGGCGGCTTTTGCCGGATACTGCCAGGCTTATGCCAGATGGAAAGAGGCGGAGGAATATATTTCGGAGAATGGGGCGGTCATGAAAGCCCCGTCCGGGTACTGCCAGCAGGTTCCGCAGGTGTCCATTGCACAGACTTACCTGAAAATCATGAACCGTTTCTGTGAACAGTTCGGGCTGACCCCGTCTGCGAGGAGCCGGATTGTGACAGATAACGGGGAGGATAAAGAGAACGATGCCATGGAGCTTCTGCTGCTCAAAGGGGGAAGCGGGTAGTGTTTGATGAAACAAAGGCCCGGCAGACGGTGGAATTCATTAACTGCCTAAAACACACCAAAGGCAGATGGCGGGGGCAGCCGTTTGTGCTGCTTCCCTGGCAGGAACAGATTATCCGGGATGTGTTCGGCACGGTGAAGGAAAATGGATACCGGCAGTATAATACGGCTTATATAGAGATTCCGAAGAAGAACGGGAAGTCGGAACTGGCGGCGGGTGTGGCTCTTTACATGACCTGCGGGGACGGGGAGTGGGGAGCGGAAGTATATGGCTGTGCTTCTGACAGGCAGCAGGCTTCCATTGTCTTTGATGTGGCGGTGGATATGGTGGACCAGTGTCCGGCGCTGAAAAAGAGGATAAAACCTGTAATGTCGGTGAAACGTCTGGTGTATAAGCCTACCAACAGCTTTTATCAGGTGCTTTCTGCAGAGGCATATACAAAACATGGGCTGAATGTTCATGCGGTTATATTTGATGAGCTTCATGCACAGCCGAACCGGGAACTGTTTGACGTGATGACAAAAGGCTCCGGCGATGCCAGGACACAGCCGCTGTTCTTCCTGATTACCACGGCAGGCAATAACCGGCATTCCGTGTGTTTTGAACAGCATCAGAAAGCGGAGGACATTATTCTCGGGAGGAAGATTGACCAGACTTTTTATCCGGTGATTTATGGTGCTTCCGATGAAGCGGACTGGACTTCGGAAGAAGTGTGGTATAAAGCGAACCCGTCTTTGGGATATACTATTGACATTGAGAAGGTGCGGAATGCGTGTTTAAGCGCGAGGGATAATCCAGCAGAAGAAAACATCTTCCGGCAATTACGTCTGAACCAGTGGGTAAAGCAGTCTACGAGATGGATGCAAATGGAGAAATGGGATGCCTGTGCATTTCCGGTGGATGAGAGGGAACTGCTTGGCAGGGAGTGTTATGGCGGTCTGGATTTATCCAGTTCCATTGATATCACGGCGTTTGTGCTGGTTTTTCCTCCGAGGGATGATGCGGAGAAATATATGATTCTGCCATATTTCTGGATACCGGAGGAGAACATGAACATCCGGGTGAGACGGGACCATGTGCCTTATGATGTGTGGGAGAAGCAGGAATGCCTGATGACCACGGAAGGGAATGTGATCCATTATGGGTTTATTGAGAATTTCATTGACGAGCTGGGAAAGAAGTTTCACATTAAGGAGATTGCCTTTGACCGGTGGGAAGCAATACAGATGGTGCAGAACCTGGAAGGGCTGGGATTCACGGTGGTCCCGTTTGGGCAGGGGTACAAGGATATGTCACCGCCGAGCAAGGAACTGATGAAGCTGACGCTGGAGCGGAAGCTGGCCCATGGCGGACATCCGGTTCTGCGGTGGATGATGGATAACATTTTTGTGAGGACAGATCCGGCTGGGAATATCAAGCCGGATAAGGAGAAGTCTACAGAAAAGATTGATGGGGCTGTTGCAGCGGTGATGGCGCTTGACCGGGCAATCAGGAATGGAGGGAGTGCAGGAAGTGTATATGATGACAGGGGGATTCTGGTGTTTTAATCTTTCTGGATTCATGCTATACTGAGAGCGAAAAAACAGGTATGATGTTGGTAAATAAGGTACATGAGAAATTATTTATCAATAGCAAAAGAGAGTAATTTGGATTTTTTTATAGGAGAAGAAATGAAAATTCGTACAGATTACACATGCCCATTAGAAATTGTCCATGATATCATAAAGGGCAAATGGAAAACAATTATACTTTTCCAGTTAAAGAACGGCTCTGTATCTTTGTCAGGGTTAGAACATGGGATAGAGGGAATCAGTCAAAAAATGTTGTTAGAGCAATTGCGTGAATTGCAGCAGTTTGGGTTAGTGGAAAAAAAGAAATATTCTGGTTATCCGCTGCATGTGGAATATTATCTAAGCGATGATAAGGGAATTCGGATGATAGACGCACTTAAAATTATGCAGCAGATTGGGATTGATTATATGATAGAAAATGGAATGGAAGAAGAATTAAAATGTAAGGGAATTATTCGTGGATGAGTACCTACAAAAAAGTGGGTAATTTACTGTATCAAAAAGAAAGAATATAATCATCTTAAAAATAGAAAAGGAAGATGGTTATGAAAAAAACAGCACTGATTCTAATTGATATTCAGAATATTTATTTTACAGAGGGAGCGTATCTGCTTTTTGAACCGGAACTTGCTGGGCAGCAGGCTAAAAAGGTATTAGAGGAATTTCGGTCAAATGGGCTGCCTGTTGTTCATGTGAAGCATGTATTTCATACGGAGAATTATAAAGAAGATAGTGAATACTTAAATGAGATTCATGCAGCAGTTTTTCCGGCTGGTAATGAAAAAATAATAATGAAGCAGCATCCAAATTGTTTTTGGCACACAGATTTGTTGGAATATCTGCAAAGTTTAGAGATTACAGATTTAGTTGTTTTGGGCATGATGAGCCATATGTGCGTAGATACCACGGTACGTGCATGCCAGGATTATGGTTATCAGGTCACTGTTATTGATGATGCATGCACAACGAAACCATTGAGCTGGAAGGGAAAAGAAATGGACGCATCTTCTGTGCATAATGTATATATGGCGGGACTTTCAGGTCTGTTTGCGGAGATAATGTCCGCAGAAGAGTTTATCTCACAGATGTGAAAATGATAGGTAATATTGAAGAATTGAAATTTATATATTTAGAAAAACGTGAAATAGCATCAAAAATTCATGTTTTGTTTGAGACAGATAATTATATTGCCATGAAAAGCATCTCTTCGGAGGTGTTTTTCTTTTGCCCATTTTTAGGAGGAATCTATGAAACTATCATCCATCTTAGGAATCAGAAGTGCGAGGGATAAGCCAAAGGACAGCTACGGAGGTGCGGCTTATTCCTTTTTCTTTGGGAGAAGCACCAGCGGGAAAACGGTGAATGAGCGGACGGCTATGCAGACCACGGCGGTATATTCCTGTGTACGGATTTTGGCGGAAACGGTGGCATCCCTGCCCATTCATGTGTACCGTTATACGGACACCGGGAAGGAGCGGGTGTATGCCCATCCTTTATACCGTCTGCTCCATGATGAGCCGAATCCGGAGATGACTTCTTTTGTGTTCCGGGAGACGCTGATGAGTCATCTTCTTGTTTTCGGGAACGCCTATGCGCAGATTATCAGGGACGGGAACGGCAGGGTGCTTTCTCTATATCCATTACTTCCTGATAAGATGGAGGTGAACCGGGATGAGAATGGACAGCTTTATTATATTTACACCCGGAACAGTGACGAGAACCCGAACTTTGAGGAGTATGGCAGGGTGTATCTGCGGCAGCAGGATGTCTTGCATATTCCCGGTCTGGGGTTTGACGGTCTGGTGGGGTATTCCCCCATTGCCATGGCGAAGAATGCGGTGGGGATGACGCTGGCCTGTGAGGAGTATGGGGCTTCGTTTTTTGAGAACGGGGCGAATCCCGGAGGTGTGCTGGAGCATCCGGGGGTTTTGAAAGACCCGGCAAAGGTGCGGGAAAGCTGGCATTCGGTGTATGGTGGCAGTAAGAATGCCGGGAAGGTGGCGGTGCTGGAGGAGGGGATGAAGTACCAGCAGATTGGCATCCCGCCGGAGGAGGCGCAGTTTCTGGAAACAAGGAAGTTCCAGATTAATGAGATTGCCAGGCTGTACCGGATTCCGCCCCATATGGTAGGGGATTTGGAGAAATCCAGTTTTTCCAACATTGAGCAGCAGTCGTTGGAGTTTGTGAAGTATACGTTGGACCCGTGGGTAATCCGATGGGAACAGTCTCTGCAGAGGGCGTTGCTTCTGCCACAGGAGAAGAATGAGTATTTCCTGAAATTGAATGTGGATGGTCTATTGCGGGGGGATTACGGGAGCCGGATGAACGGGTATTCTATCGGCAGGCAGAATGGGTGGCTGTCCACCAATGATATCCGGGAGATGGAGGATATGAACCTGATTCCGGTGGATGAAGGAGGAGACTTGTATCTGATTAACGGGAACATGACCAAGTTAAAGGATGCCGGGATGTTTGCCGGGAGGAACCAGGCGGGACAGGATACAGAATAAAATATGGTGCAGGAATAGGAGCCAACAGGTGGAAATCATCTGCTGGCTTTTTCTATGCCCTGAAATGGAAAGCGAGGACAGGGATGAAGCGGAAGTTTTGGAACTGGATTGGGAATGAAACAAATGAGGAGCGGACGCTTGTGCTGAATGGAGAGATTTCGGATGAGACATGGTATGGGGATGAAGTCACTCCGAAGCTGTTTGAAAAAGAGTTAAATGCCGGGAAGGGGAATATCACGGTCTGGATTAATTCTCCGGGAGGGGATGTGTTTGCTGCTGCGCAGATTTACAACATGCTGATGGAGTACAAGGGGGATGTGACGGTGAAGGTGGATGCGCTGGCGGCTTCGGCGGCCTCTGTCATTGCCATGGCGGGGACTTCGGTGTTGATGTCTCCAGTGGGTATGATGATGATCCATAATCCTATGACCATCGCTATCGGAGATTCCAAGGAGATGCAGAAGGCCGGGGAGATGCTGGACGAAGTGAAGGAGAGCATCATGAACGCCTATGAAATCAAGACCGGGATGAACCGGACAAAGATTTCCCATTTGATGGATGCGGAGAGTTGGTTCAATGCGAAGAAGGCAGTGGAACTTGGCTTTGCGGACGGAATCCTGGGCGGCGGAGCGGAAAATACAGAGGATGCGGTGAAGGGTGCGGAATTAGAGGGTGTGATGTTCTCCCGGACGGCGGTGGCTAATTCTCTGCTGTCTAAGCTGATTCCGAAGCCGGAGGAGGAAAAGACACCCGTGGAGCAGCTGGAGAAGAGACTGAATCTTTTAACACATTAAATTTATGGAGGGATTTGATTATGAGCAAGATTTTGGAATTAAGAGAGAAGAGAGCAAAGGCGTGGGAGGCAGCCAAGGCATTCCTGGATACGAAGCGGGGCAATAACGGGCTGCTGTCTGCGGAGGATACGGCCACGTATGAGAAGATGGAGAAGGATGTGGTAGATTTGGGGAAGGAGATTGAGCGGCTGGAGCGTCAGGCGGCCATTGATACGGAACTGAACAAGCCTACCAGCACACCTCTTACCAATAAGCCAAACGGCAATCCGGACGGGGAAGAGAAAAAGGGCAGGGCATCGGACCTGTACAGGAAGACCTTCTGGAACGCCATGAGGAGAAAGAACTTCTTTGACGTGAATAATGCGCTGCAGGTGGGAACGGATTCCGAGGGAGGTTATCTGGTGCCGGATGAGTTTGAGCGTACTCTGGTGGAGGCATTGGAGGGGGAGAACTTCTTCCGAACCATCGCAACGGTGATCAATACTTCCAGCGGTGACCGGAAAATCCCGGTGGTGGCAAGCAAGGGGGAGGCATCCTGGATTGACGAAGAGGGAGCATTCCCGGAATCAGATGATGCTTTTGGGCAGGTATCCATCAGTGCCTATAAGGTGGCAACCATGCTGAAAGTGTCCGATGAACTGTTGAATGACAGTGCGTTTAATTTAGAGGCTTATATCTCCAAGGAGTTCGGAAGAAGAATCGGAGCCAAGGAGGAGGAAGCCTTTTTTGTCGGAGACGGTGCCGGGAAACCCACAGGTATCTTCAATGCCTCTGGCGGTGCGGCAGAGGGAACTACTACTTCTACGGCGAATATTACTTTTAATGATGTGATGGATCTGTTCTACGCCGTAAAGTCCCCGTATCGCAAAAAGGCTGTGTGGGTATTGAATGATACTACGGTAAAGGCTTTGCGGAAGCTGAAAGATAACAACGGGAATTATATCTGGCAGCCTTCCGTGCAGGAAGGACAGCCGGATATGATTTTAAACCGTCCTTATCATACTTCCGCTTATGTGCCGGAGGTGGCAGCAGGGGCGAAGGTCATGGCATTCGGGGATTTTTCTTATTACTGGATTGCGGACCGGCAGGGACGTTCCTTCAAGCGTCTGAATGAGCTGTTTGCGGCAAACGGGCAGGTGGGATTCCTGGCGAGCCAGAGGGTGGACGGGAAGCTGATTTTGCCGGAGGCGGTAAAGGCTATGACGATGAAGACAAGTGCGGGGGCATAAAGACAGTCTGGAGGATTTGGATGCCGGGCTGTTTTTTAATTCCGGAAGATGAGAAGGGAGGGAGAAGCTGGATGGTTGTGACCTTGGAGGAAATCAAGCAGTATGTGCGGATTGACAGTGCGGATGAGGATGAGCTTCTCCTTGACCTTTCCGGGACGGCGGAGAGTTTGTGCGGGGATATCCTGCGGTGCAGTTTTGAACATGGAATGGAGGCACCGGAGCCGGTCAGAACGGCGGTGCTGTATGGAATTTCCTATCTGTATGAGAACCGGGAGCAGGCGGATTTCAAGGATTTGACGATGACGCTGAAATATCTTCTGTTTGGGCAGAGGGACGAGGTGTTCTGATGAAGATTGGACAGTGGCGGAAGAGGATTGTCATCCAGCAGAACCGGATGATAAAGGATAAGGACGGGAACCAGCGGAATGAGTGGACGGACTATTTCACCTGCTGGGCATATGCAAATAATCTTTCGGGGAAGGAATACTGGGAGGCGGCGCAGGTGAACCAGGAGGAATCCCTGTTTTTTCTGGTGCGGTACTGCACGGAACTGAAAGACCTGGACAGCACGAAATACCGGATTCTGTTCCGGGGTGACATTTATAATATCACTCTGGTGGATTTTGTACAGTTTCAGAATAAGGTTATTAAGCTGCGGGCGGAGATGGTGAAGAGGTGAGGGCATGGCAGACAGAAGGGTGAACGTGGATGGGATGGCGGAGGCCATCGCGCAGTCCATGACGGAATATGCGGATTTGTCCAATGAGGTGATGAAGCAGAGCGTGGCTGAGGTCAGCCGGTCCGTGAAGAAGGACATCCAGTCCGGCGCTCCGGCGCGGACTGGGAAATATAAGAAAAGCTGGACGGCTAAGAAGATGCAGGAGGATGCCAATTCCCTGACCATGGTGGTACACAGCCGTGACCGTTACCAGATTGCACATCTTCTGGAGCACGGACATGCAGGACGGAATGGAGACAGGGTTGCCGCTATTCCCCATATTGCCCCGGCAGAACAGCGGGGAGCAGAGGAACTGGTGTCTAAAATAGAACGGGGGTTATCGCAGTGACGCAGGAACAGGTAGTTGGAATGGTGGGGGAGATGGGGCTGCCTTTTGCCTATGACCACTTTGCAGAGGGGCAGTCCCCGGAGCCTCCGTTTCTGGTGTTCCTTTACCCGGAATCCCGGAATTTTGCGGCGGATGGGATTGCCTATTATAAAAAGTGGAAGCTGCATCTTGAACTGTACACGGATTATAAGTCTGTGGAGCTGGAGGAGCGGATGGAAACCGTGCTGGAGCGGCATGGCATTTTTTACGGGAAAAGTGAGGTATGGATTGAATCGGAACGGCTGTATGAGGTGCTGTATGAAATGGAGGTTTGAGGAATGGGAAATAAAGTGAAGTTTAATATCTGTAATGTACACTATGCCCCGCTGAGTGTGGGGGAGGACGGGGCGGATGCTTTTGGGACTCCGGTGACGATGCCGGGAGCGGTGTCTTTGAGCCTGGACCCCAACGGGGAGCCGGAATCCTTTTATGCGGATGGCGTGGAGTATTATGTTATCAACAACAACATGGGTTATGACGGGGATTTGGAGCTGGCCATGATACCGGAGGCATTCCGGACGGATATTTTGAAGGAGGAGGCAGACACCAACAAGGTTCTGGTGGAGAACTGCAATGCGGAGACGGGCAGCTTTGCCCTGCTGTTTGAGTTTGACGGGGACGTGAAGAAAATCCGCCATGTGCTGTATAACTGCTCTGCCTCACGTCCGAAGATTGAATCCAAGACCAATGAGGAGTCCAGGGAGGTGCAGACGGAGACGCTGACAGTGAAGGCAAGGCCGCTGGCTTCCGGCTATGTGAAAGCGAAGACGGGGGACGCTACTACAGCGGCGGTCTATGATGACTGGTATAAGGCGGTGTATATGCCCACAGCGGCAGAAACGCCAGCCCCTGCCAGTTACGTGCTGAACCAGGAAGCTGGCAAGGCGGCAGAAATAAAATTAGCAGGAAAGGCGGACAAATGAGCATAATCAGGAAGATAGAGATTGACGGGCAGGAAGTGCTGTTCAAGGCATCGGCGGCAATCCCTCGCATTTACCGTTTGAAGTTTCAGAGGGATATTTATAAAGATTTGCGGGTTTTGGAACAGAGCGTGGGCGGTTCGGAGGAAGGGGAGTCCGGGCTTGATTTATTTTCCCTGGAAATGTTTGAGAACATCGCTTTTGTCATGGCAAAACATGCGGATGGTTCAATACCCGACACGCCGGAGGAATGGCTGGATAATTTTAATACTTTCTCCATTTATCAGGTGCTGCCAAAGCTGATTGAACTTTGGGGGCTGAATGTGAAGACGGACGTGGAGGCTAAAAAAAACTTCGCCCGACAGAGCGTGAGATGACAACGCCGCTGTTCCTCCTTCGGTGTGTACAGTTGGGGCTTTCCATACAGGATTTGGAACTGCTGTCCATTGGGATGATTAATGATATGTATGCGGAGAGCAGGAATGATGAGTGCAAGTTCGCCCAGCTTGCCACCCAGGAGGATTTTGATTTGTTTTGATTTCCGTTGATAAGGAAGCCATTTCTTGGTATAGTGATAGCAGGAAATGGCTGGCGGAGTCAGCGGAAACTGGAATTTGTGGAGGAAAAAGATAATGGCAAAAGAAAAGGCTTCTTTCAAAGAATTTCTATCGGCAGTTGCGCCAGAACACCAAGCGTTTGTCGAGAAACTTAATACCAAACTTATTGAACAGGGATGTGGTCTTGTAATTAAGGAAGTAAAAAGCGGTTACGCTGCTTCATACCAACTAGAGAAGAAAACAGTGATGAATTGGGTGTTTCGCAAGTCTGGTATTTTGGCACGGATTTATGGTGACAATGCTAGTAAGTATGAGGATACAATCGCTTCTCTGCCCGCTGATATGCAAAAGAAAATGACTACTTCTCGTGACTGCAAGAGATTGATTGACCCTAATGCTTGTAGCGATACCTGTGTGAAAGGTTTTATTTATGCGTTGAATGGCGATACACATAAAAAATGCCGTAATGACGGAATGTTTTTCCTGCTGACAAATGAAACAGCGGAGCATATAGCTGGTTTGGTCTGTGCAGAGGTTAATGTGCGTAAGTCAGCTTTATAACGACAGAAAATTTAAGAACAATAAATTCCATTTCGTCTGGAAAAAAATTAGGATTGCAGGAGGCGGTTATGGACTACAAAATTAGAACAATATTAGAGGGAGAAGATAGCTTACTTGAAGATTTTTTGTACGAAGCTATCTTTGTGCCAGAGGGAGTATCAGCACCGCCCAAATCAATTATCAATCAACCGGAATTGCAGATATATATAACCGGTTTCGGGAAGAAAAAAGACGATATAGGTTTGGTTGTGGAAGTTGATAAAAAGGCTGTCGGTGCTGTTTGGGTACGCATTATGAATGATTATGGACATATAGACAATGACACTCCTTCCTTCGCAATTTCCCTGTATAAAGATTTTCGGGGGCTGGGAATAGGTACTTCTTTAATGAAAGAAATGCTCCGTATTCTGAAAGACAGAGGGTATAAACAAGCATCACTTGCCGTACAAAAGGTAAACTATGCTGTAAAAATGTATCAAAAAACAGGATTTGAAATTGTAGATGAAAACGAGGAAGAATATATCATGCTTTGTCGTTTGCGATAATACAAATTTTAGTTTTTCTGTGAGTTGTATTTTTAATAAAAGTAAGATTTCTACATAGGCATCTGTCAAAATCGGCAGGTGCCTTTCCCATACATTTTGAGCCTTCACAGGCTCTTTTTTTCTGTCAAAAAACAGGAGAGGAGGTATCGCATGGCCAACCGCATACAGGGTATCACGGTTGAAATTGGCGGTGATACCACCAGACTGACCACAGCACTGAAAGGTGTCAATTCGGAAATCCGCAACACCCAGTCACAGCTTAAGGATGTGGAGAAGCTCTTGAAGTTGGACCCACATAATTCGGAGCTTCTGGCGCAGAAACAGCGGCTTTTGACGGATGCCATTGGGGAGACGAAGGATAAGCTGGAGGCTTTGAAGTCCGCCCAACAGCAGGTTCAGCAACAGTTTGAGCGGGGAGACATTACGAAAGACCAGTACGATGCCCTGCAGCGGGAGATTATTGAGACAGAGCAGAATTTAAAAGACCTGGAAAAACAGGCGGAGGATACCAATACCTCCCTTTCCGGATTTACACAGGCGGCGGAGAAGATTGGGAAGTTCGGGGATGCGGCTACTTCGGCAGGAAAGAAGCTGCTCCCTGTCACTGCCGGGATTACGGCGGCGGGCGGTGCGTCCGCTAAGATGGCGATGGATTTTGAGGATGCCATGGCGAAGGTCAATACCATTGCGGATACCACGGAGGTTCCGTTAGCAGAACTGGAAAAATCTATCCTGGATTTATCGAACCAGACAGGCATCAGTTCCACGGAGATTGCCGGCAATGTATACGATGCCATCTCTGCCGGGCAGAAGACCGGGGATGCGGTGAACTTCGTTTCCAATTCCACCATGCTGGCAAAAGCCGGGTTTGCGGATGCCGGGAGCGCTTTGGACGTGCTGACTACCATTATGAACGCCTATGGACTGGAAGCCGGGGAAGTCACGAAGGTGTCGGATATCCTGATCCAGACACAGAACCTTGGCAAGACTACGGTGGGGGAACTGTCGGCTTCTATGGGTAAGATTATCCCCACGGCCAAGGCAAACGGCGTGGCTTTAGACCAGGTGGCTGCTGGATATGCAATTATGACTGCAAATGGTGTTGCTACAGCAGAAACCACCACTTATATGAACTCCATGCTGAATGAACTGGGGAAATCCGGCACCAAGGTGTCTGATACCTTGAAAGAGAAAATGGGGAAATCCTTCACGGAACTGATGGAGGGAGGGGCAAGTCTTTCCGATGTGCTGCAGATTGTATCAGACAGTGCAAAGGATCAGGGACTTGCCTTTACTGATTTATGGGGCAGCTCCGAAGCGGGGAAAGCAGGTTTGATTCTTCTTGGGGACAGTGCGGATACTTTCAATGGAACATTGGAACAGATGCAGAATTCCACAGGAGCAACGGAGACTGCTTTTGGGAAGTTGAACACCAATTCCTATACCATTCAAAAGGCGTTTAACCAGTTGAAAAATACAGCCATTGAATTCGGCACAGCGATTATGAGTGTGCTGGCTCCTATTCTGATGGCGCTGGCAGAAAAGATACAGGCATTTACCACCTGGTTCTCCGGGCTGTCGGATGGAACAAAGAAGATGATTGTCATTATTGCCATGGTGGTGGCAGCAGTGGGACCGGTGTTAATCATCATCGGGAAGATTGCAACCGGAATCAGTGCGGTGATGAGTTTGGTCGGTGTGATTGCACCTGCCATTTCTGCATTGATTCCGGTCATTGCCAGCGTGGGCGCGCCAATCCTTGCTATTATTGCCGTGATTGTGGCGGTGATTGCCATTGGGAAGCTGCTGGTTGCACACTGGGATGAAATCAAGGCGGCATGTATTAATATCTGGAATGCCGTGAAGGAATTCTTTGCCGGGCTGTGGGAAGGTATCAAGCAGACGGCCAGTGCAGCGTGGACGGCAATTTCGCAGTTTTTTACCACGCTCTGGACAGGGATATCCACAGTGGCACAGACTATCTGGAACGGGATTGCCGCATTTTTCTCTATGCTCTGGGAGGGCATTAAAACCGTATTCCAGACGGTTTTGACAGTAATTTCTACGATTGTCACTACCTATTTCAATATTTACAAAACCATCATTACCACGGTGCTGACCGTCATCCAGACTATTTTTACCACGGTCTGGAATGCCATTAAAACGGTGGTGACTACAGTTGTTATGGCGGTACAGGCTTTCCTGACGGCGGCGTGGAATACGATTCAGACCGTGATTTCCACGGTGTTGAATACCATTCAAAGCATCGTATCCACGGTGTGGAATGGCATCAGGGATGTGGTGTCCACAGTAATGAATACGGTGGGAAGCATTATCTCCAATGTGTGGAATTCTGTTAAGAATACGGTGACAACTGTGCTGGATGCTATTAAGACAGCGGTCACGAACATTTTCAATAACATTGTCAGCGGAATCAGCAATGCCATGAGCAATGTCTACAATGCGGTGAAGAATGGGTTTGAACAGGCGGTGGGTTATATCAAGGGATTGGCATCCAGTGCATGGAACTGGGGCGTGGATATCGTGAACGGGATTGCCAATGGTATCCGGAATGCTATTGGCAATGTGGTGGATGCGGTCAAGAGCATTGCGGATAAGATTGCGGCGTTCCTGCATTTCTCTGTGCCGGATGAGGGACCGCTTACAGAGTATGAATCCTGGATGCCGGATTTTGTGTCTGGACTTGCCAAGGGGATTGAGGGCAGTCGGGGGATGATTGAAAAGGCAGTCCGGGGCGTAGCTTCGGATATGGTGGTCAATCCGCAGATTGGGGCGGTTTCAGGTATGGCAGAGCAGCAGGCTGCTTCGGCAAATAACGTTTCGCAGCTTTTAAGCGGAATTCGGGAGGCGGTAAATGGATTTGGGATGACAAATCCGGGGACTATCTGCATCCCGGTGTACCTTGGCGGCACGCTGCTGGATGAGGTGGTGGTGAATGCGCAGAACAGGCAGAACCTGAGGTCAGGAGGGAGATAGGCATGGCTTTTATACAGTATCTTGCGTTTGATGAGGTGCCGCTTCCCATGCCGGATTCCTACGAGGTGGAGATGGAGGATGTGGAGGCGGATTCCGGCGGGGAGACGGAGGCTGGGACTACCCAGAGGGATGTAGTCAGGAGCGGCGTGGTGACAATTCCGGTTTCTTTTTCCTTAAGCCCAAAGTGGGTGAAGGCCATGGCGGGGTTCCGCAGGAAGCCGAAGATTGCCGTGGAGTATTTTGACACGGAGACGCTGGAAGTGAGGCGGACGGAGATGTTTATGGAGGGGTATAAGGCGGGCCTGGTAAAAGACACCTCCTATAAAGGCCTGTGGAAGGTGTCGTTTACGCTGCGCGAGTTTTGAGAATAGGTTGCTGGATAGAGAGCAGGCATGATATAATTTGATGAGAAAACAGGAGGTTGCGAGGGAGGGAATGCATATTGAAAGAAGCATTATGCTTTGGAACTCGTAAGGAGTTCAGAGAATGGTTATTAAGTAATTGCCTATCCAGCGAAGGAGTTTGGTTACAATTTGGAAAAACAGATAAAGTAAAAACGCTAAAAGCCAGCGAAGCATTGGAAGAGGCTTTATGCTTTGGCTGGATAGATGGCGTGATGAAGAAGATTGATGATAACTCGTATCTAAAGTATTTCTCTATGAGAAGGAAAAGCAGTAGATGGTCTGTGAAAAATAAAGCATTAGTCGGAGAACTGGAAAGAAAAGGGCTAATGACTGATTATGGACGAAAGAAAATTGAAGAGGCGAAAAGAAATGGACAGTGGGATAATGCGGCAAAGTCTTCCGATATATCAGAAGAACAAATAAAGATGGTTACCATATTATTAAAAGAAAATGAACTAGCCTGTATTAATTTTCAGAATATGTCGTTATCTGTGCAAAAGACATACACAAGGGCTTACTTTGATGCAAAAACAGATGATGGCCGCATGAAACGATTGGAATGGATGATGGAACGTTTGGAAAAAAATCTAAAGCCAATGTAGATTAATTCCAGTCTACTGAGTTGAAAAAGTTTGAATTTGAGGAGGTGTTTTATGTTTAATGAAGTATGTATATATGAGGCAAAATTAACCAAGTTAGACGAAATTGAAGAACTAATGAAAGAAGTTGCTGAATTTTATTTAAAGCAAGACGGTGTCATTGATGTACATTATATAAAACGAACTCACCGACAAAAAGATTTTAATGCAGTTAAAGAGGGTGATTTGCCTGTTCGTCTTACAAGAAATGTAGGTAAGGTAACATACGTCTTATATTGGGTGTTGGAAAATGAAGAGACTCATGCAAGAGTTTCAAAACTTGGTATAGAGAAATTCTATAAACGTTGGAATCGTTGCTTAACCACAATGCCTAAAATAATATTGGGAGAAAATGTTGTTTAGACTGCAAATCCCAATTTTCTTAACAGAGCAGAACCATTTCAAAGCATCCATCAGAAATGATAGGTGCTTTTTGTGTGTCTTAAAATGAAGGAGGTGTTACTTTTGTATCCGGTAAGCGAGGCGTTCCTGCAGGCGGTGCAGGAGAACACCCGTAGTATTTATTGGACAGGCAGGATTACCACGAAAACCGGGGCGGTGTATGAGTTGGGGAATGAGGATATCGTCAAAGGCTCCGGCTACATCACAAGTCAGTGCTGTGGAAGCACGGAGATTGAGATTGGCACGGTGTATGCGGCGGAGATGGGGATTACCTTGTTTTCGGAGATTGACCGCTATACGCTTGAAGATGCGAAAGTGGAACTGTTTTATCATCTGAGGCTTGGGGATGGCAGTTTTGAAGAAGTTCCTATGGGAATTTTTGAGGTGAGCGAGGCGAACCGGACACTGCATTGTCTGGAAATCAAGGCGTATGACTATATGCTCCGGTTTGAGAGGAGTTTCAATGGATTTGAAACGGTGGGGAATGCATATGCGTTTCTGGTTTTGTGCTGCAAAGCCTGTAACGTGGAGCTGGCACATACCCAGGCAGAAATCGAAGCTATGCCAAACGGTTTGGAGATGCTGTCGGTGTATACAGAAAATGACATTGAGACGTACCGGGATGTGCTGTTCTATGTGGGGCAGGTGCTGGGCGGGTTTTTCTGCATGAACCGGGAGGGGAAGCTGGAACTGCGGAAGTATGGGAATCAGTCTGTGATGACGGTTTCAGATAAGCAGCGGTTCTCCGGCAGTTTTTCGGATTTTATAACCCGGTACACGGCGGTCAGTTCCACCAATATCAAGACACAGACAGCGGAGTATTATGCGCTGGAACAAGATGACGGGCTGACCATGAACCTGGGTGTGAATCCTCTTCTGCAGTTTGGTTTGGAGGAGACAAGGAAGGTACTGCTAGAAAATATCCTGTCTGATTTATCGGTCATCCGCTATGTTCCGTTTGATTCGGACACCATCGGGAACCCGGCACTGGATTTGGGTGATGTGCTGGTGTTTTCCGGCGGCCATGCGGATGAGAGCCAGCTGGCCTGTGTGACTGGTTATCAGATAAAGGTCAACGGAAAGCATTCTTTGAAGTGTGTGGGGAAGAATCCAAGGCTGGCGCAGGCGAAGTCTAAGAATGATAAGAATCTTTCCGGTCTGCTGAACCAGATTGAAGCGGGGAAAATTGGTATCCATACGTTTACCAATGCTTCTGCCTATACCGTGAATGAGATGGATGTAAAGATTATCAGCATTGAGTTTGCGGCGGCGGAGGAGACCCATGTGCAGTTCTTCGCCATTGTGGTGGCGGATGTGACTGCAGATGCGGTGGATTTGGCTGGCACTGCTAAAGGAACCATTGTGGTTCCTGTTCCGGCACTGACGGAGGATGGGACGGAGACCATGCAGGATGTCAGTGTGGAGGCGGAGCTTCCGGTCACGTTTTCTATGGATGGGAAAGCGGCTGCTTCGGTGAGATATGAATTTAATGATGAGGAAATCCTGACACATTATCCTGTGGAGACATGGGGGAGCGGGAAGCATGTGCTGCCCTTGTATTATCCTATTGAGAATCTCATTCCAAACTTTACGAATACGTTCAACGTGTATCTAAGGATGTCAGGAGGAAGCGGCTCTATTGAGACAGGGGGCTGCATCGCCTCTATCAGCGGGCAGGGCATGGCGGCGGCTCCGGCCTGGGATGGGAAGATTACTCTGGAGGAGACGGTGGGCAGGATCCGGTTCGGAACGGGGCTGGCTGTCAGGGGATTTTCGGAAACCATTGGTTTGGAGACGATGGAGCTTGTGCAGAGGCAGATGGCGGACCGAATGGGAAGGGTTTCCATTGGGGCATTTGGGTATGTGGTGGATACCGGTTAAGGAGGGTGTTATGAGGCTGGCAGGAACTATGAGGATTGAACTGACGGATGTGAATACCGGGGAGGTGGAGACCGTGGCGGAGGATAATATGGTCACGAATGCTGTGAACTATATCCTTGGGTTAAATCCGATGGGAGTATTTTATGAGGCCGGGGACAGCATTGACGGGATTGAATGGAACGGGAGCCTGCTTCCTATCTGCCCGAATATGATTGGGGGCATCCTGTTATTTTCCCAGGCATTGGAGGAGGATGTGGAGAACATCTACAGTATGTCGGGGAATCTCCCGGTTGCTTATGCTTCCAATAACGTGAACTCCACGGCGAATACGGCGAGGGGGAGTTTGAACCAGGTAGAGAGTAAGAAGCTGGATAACGGGTATAAGTTTGTGTGGGAGTTCACGCCGAGCCAGGGGAACGGCACCATTGCGGCTGCGGCTTTGACCAGCGCAAAGGGTGGGGAGAACGGATATGGCAGTCTTGTGAATGACAGCAGTACGTTTTTGCAGTTGAAGAGTGTAAAGCTGGACGGCCTTTCCATGGCAAAACAGCTGGTACTGTTTGAGGGGGTGGAAGTGGATTTTGAGAATAATCTTCTGTATTCCATCACCTTCCAGGATACCGGGGCGAGGATACGGAAGGTACGGGTTCCCATATTCAGCATCGGTTTGAATGAAAAATTGGATGACACCACCTATACGGTGCTGGATGACCAGGTGATCCAGACAACCACCTTCCGGTTCCTTGGTGATTATACACTGTATGGGGAATTCCTGGATGGCGGGGATGGGTATTGGTACGGGTTTTCCAATGAGGGGAATTCCTCCGGTAATGCCACAATGCTATGGGTGAAGATTAAGAAAGAGGATTATTCCATGACGGAGGGGCAGTGGACGCTGTCCAATGCAAAGCTGATGGACGTGGGAAACCGGGATGAGGCAGGCTCTTTCCCGGAGCGGATTTTGAAGTGCTGTATGAGGGGCGGCTATCTGTATGTGATGGCATATAACAAGAAGGGCATCTACAAAATCAATACGGCGAATTCTGCGGATGTGACGCTGATTAACCTTGGTTTTACTTCCAAGTGGAAGCCGCTTTGTGAGACTGGAACATGCGAGGTGTATATGACTCTGATTGGAGACTTGATTGTGGGAGGGGATTTTCAGATTACAGCGGCGGACACCATCATCCACACTCAGGGGAGTTTCCGGCTGAATGATGCGGCAACGCCTCTGTTCCAGTATAAGAACTTTCTTTTGGGGTGGGGAGGCAGCTATGGGAGCGAGTACCGGACCATGTATCTTCTGACTCCGTATCTGGCATCCATCAACAACCTGTCTTCGGCGGTGGTGAAGACGGTGGATAAGACGATGAAGATTACCTACACACTGACGGAGGAGGCTGCGGTGACGTAAATATGGCGGCAGAAAAAAGAATAACGTTTTTGGGAATTGGCAGCGGTCCATTGCGGGCTGCTGCTTTTTCTATAGTAAAAAAGCGAAAGAGAGGGAATGAAATGAAGGAATTTGTGAATCTGGTGCAGTGTGCGTTTGCGGCAGTGGGCGGCTTTTTCGGCTGGTTCGTGGGAGGCATGGACGGACTTTTGTATGCGCTGGTTGCCTTTGTGGTGGTGGACTATATCACAGGACTGATGGCGGCGGGCTTAGAGAAGAAGCTGTCCAGCGGCGTGGGTTTCCGGGGGATTTTTAAGAAGGTAGTCATCTTCTGCCTGGTGGCGGTGGGGCATATCATTGACACCCATGTGATTGGGAATGGAAGCGTGCTTCGGACGGCGGTGATTTTCTTTTATCTGTCCAATGAAGGAATTTCCATTCTGGAGAATGCAGGCAGGATTGGGCTGCCCATCCCGGAGAAATTGAGAAGCGTTTTGGAACAGCTGAAGGAGGAGAAGCCGGATGAAGGTAAATAAGGAGTATGTATCAAACAATAACACCTATGAGAGCAACAATCCGCAGTATATCGTGGTGCATAACACGGATAATTTTGCGGCCGGTGCAGATGCCAGTGCCCATGCGAGGGCACAGTGCAATGGGAATTTTGATGGGATGTCTGCCCATTACTACACGGATGACAAGGATACGGTTTATCAGGCGGCATCCCATGGAAGGGGATGCTGGCATGTGGGGGTGAATTATGGCGGAAGGCTGTTTGGGACCGCCAATAATAAGAACAGCATCGGTGTGGAAATGTGCGTGCAGGCAGGGTATGATTTTAATAAGGCATTTGCCAATACTGTGGAATTTGTCCGGCAGTTGATGGATGAGACGGGCATTCCGGCTGACCGGGTGGTGCAGCATTATGATGTGTGTGCGAAGAACTGCCCGTCACAGATCCGGGCAAAGGGGATGTGGGAGGAATTGAAGCGGCAGATTAAAAGCGACGGTTCCGGGCAGACGGAGGATGTGTCTTCCTATACAAAGGTTATGGGGAAAGCGGTGGCAACTGTGGAGCAGATGGAGAACTATATCAGGTGTAAGAATGGAGCGGTGGCACAGTCCGTAGTGGACATGCTTCCGCTTTATCTGTCTGAGGGCGATGCAGAGGGCGTGAGAGGGGATATCGCTTTTGCACAGTCCTGTCTGGAGACGGGGAACTTTGGGTTTTCCGGTTCGGCGGTGACGTTTAAGCAGAATAATTTCTGCGGGATGGGTGTGACATCTAATGGGACAAAAGGGAATTCCTTTGAAACGGCGCAGCTTGGCATCCGGGCGCAGGTGCAGCATCTGAAAGCCTATGCCTGTACGGAGGAACTGGTGAATGGGAATGTTGACCCACGTTTTAAGTATGTGGCAAGAGGCTCTGCGCCTTATGTGGAGTGGCTGGGGATTCAGGAGAATCCGCAGGGGAAGGGCTGGGCAGCCGGAGCCGGATATGGGGCGAAGATTGTTGCTATTTTGAAGGATATGATTGTAAATTTAGGGAGCGGCAGTACAGCAGCGGATGGCTCTGGGCAGCCAATTAAGCCGCTGTCCGGATTTGTGAAGGTCTTCTATAAAGGCCGGGATGGGCTGAATGTGCGGAACAGCCCATGCATGGGGGATAACGTGGACCAGGTGGTGTTTGACGGCGTGTATACAGTGGTGGGCATCAGTGAGGATAGGGCTTGGTATAAGCTGAAATCAGGGCTGTATATCACAACGGACAGGCAGTATGTACAGTTTATGGAAAAGCAGTCTCCGGCGTTTTCTTATCTGGTGAGGGTGGACATTGCGGATTTGAATATCAGGAAAGGTCCGGGGACGGACTGTGCAAGAACCGGGAAGTATACGGGAGCTGGGGTGTTTACCATTGTGGAAGAAGCGGATGGGGCCGGGGCTTCCAGGTGGGGGCTGCTGAAATCCTATCAGAAAAAGAGGGATGGGTGGATTTCATTGGATTATACTACCAGGATTTAAAGGATGGGAGAAGATGATGTTATAAAAAGCCTTTTAAGTAAAAAGAACACTCTATATGTATTAAGTGGGGATATAAATTATGGATACTGATATGGCTATTTTTGCTGAATTACTTGCAACTCTCATAACCAAATATTCTGATAAAATTGACTTGGAAAGTTTACCGGACCCGCCTTTACCAGACCCGCCACAAGGATCGACAGATTGAATGGCTGGTCTTTTTCTTTGTTATTTCAAAATCACATTGTATTATCTTATCGTATTTGATATAATTAGCACAACAAAACAATAAGACGTGTGGTGTAAGTCCAAACTTTTACGAGGTGATGATATTGAATAAAAGAACGAAAGTATACACATATAAGAGAGTGTCCACCTCCATGCAGGTAGATGGATATTCTCTTGATGCCCAGGACGAGCGGATTACGAAATATGCCGAGGCCTTTGATTTTGAAATCGTTGGTGAATATGTGGATGCAGGCAAGTCTGGAAAGTCTATTGAAGGCCGTGCGGAGTTTAAGAAAATGCTTGAAGACATAGAATCCAATAAAGATGGTGTTTCCTATGTGCTTGTGTTCAAGCTGTCACGTTTTGGCCGGAATGCCGCTGATGTGCTAAGTACGCTTCAATTTATGCAGGATTATGATGTGAACCTGATTTGCGTTGAAGACGGAATTGACAGTTCCAAGGATGCAGGTAAGCTTATGATATCTGTGCTTTCAGCAGTAGCCGAGATTGAACGGGAAAATATTCTTGTGCAGACCATGGAGGGACGGAGGCAGAAAGCCAGAGAAGGAAAATGGAACGGTGGTTTTGCGCCTTATGGCTATCGTCTGGATAATGGTAAATTGGAAATTGAGGAAAGTGAAGCGGAGGCAATCCGTCTGATCTTTGATAAGTATGCGAACTCGGATATGGGTGCTAATGGCATAGCAAAGTATCTGGGGCAGCAGGGGATAATGAAAAAGGAGAGGCAGAATGGTAAAAGCCCGTTCTTTTCTGCAAAATTAATAAGGGAGATATTGGATAACCCTGTTTACAACGGAAAAATAGCTTTTGGGCGGAGACGGACTGAGAAGATATCCGGCACAAGGCAGTACCATATCGTGAAACAAGATGATTATATGGTTTGTGATGGAATCCATGAAGCAATCATTGATGATGGCACGTGGGGAAAAGTGCAGGAAAAACGCAAATCACAGGCAAAGAGGTATGAGCACGTTAATAAGGGAAAGGATGAAAAGATTCATCTCTTGTCTGGTCTTCTGTGCTGCCCTATGTGTGGTGCGGGTATGTATGGCAATAAGTCAATTAAGAAGAAAAACGGCAGGCATTATAAGGACTATTTCTATTATGGATGCAAGCACCGGAGCATGATGCAAGGGCATAGATGTACTTATAATAAGCAGCTTCAGGAGGAAAAGTTAGACAGTGCTGTAGCGGAAGTCATTGGTAAATTGGTTAGTAATCCTAAATTTGCGGATATGATGAAGAAGAAAATCAACATCAAAACAGACACGAGCGAAGTGGACAAAGAAATTGCCAATTACCAGAAGCAGTTAAGCCAATATATCGGTACGAAAAGAAGTCTCGAAAATCAGATAGACTGCTTAAACTATGATGACAGGCATTATGATAGAAAGCTATCCGACTTGCAGGATCGGCTGGATAAGATGTATGATAATATTGATGATGTGGAACATAGCTTAAAAGATTGCAAGGACAGGAAGCGGGCTATTGAAGCAGAGAAGCTGACAGGCGATAATATATATAAAACCCTCATTTATTTTGATAAGCTTTATGGTGTAATGGAGGATGCTGATAAAAGGGCATTACTGACAGCATTGATTAAAGAAATTCATGTGTATGAGGAGGAACAGGCTAATGGACAGTGGCTAAAGTCGATTATCTTTAAGCTTCCAATTGTTGAAGATAATATGAATATTAGTTTGGACAATGATACGCACGTTGAGACGGTTGCGCTCTTAACCCGTAAAAAGGGTGTGGAGAGAATTGATATTGAAATGAATGTGGATAGGGAAGATGTGACGGAGAAGGTGACATATCAGAAGGTTAAGGAGTATGTGAAAGAGAAGTATGGTCTGAATGTGCATACGAAGTATTTTGGAATAATTAAATAA